TTAAAAAATATCCTCATATATGTAGAAATTTGGTAAGCTAGTTAATACTAGGAATCTATTATTTCCTAAGTCTAACATGTTTTTCTTTCTTGATAGAAATTCTAATCTTTTTAATAAGAATTTTACACTAACTTGTAATTCCTCAGCTATTTCATAGACATTTGTGGCATATGAATTAATAACATGTATTATCTCTTCTTCTGCTAAAAGAAATTCACCTGCCCATCTTAGAGCTTTTTCTTCAGTTTTATCTATCAATATTTTATTTTTGTAGCTGTTTTCTGAAGATACATAATCTCCTACACTGGTAAAATGATGTCCTAATTCTTCTGCTAAAATTTCTATTAGTTTAGTCTTATTTTGTTTTAATGAATTAAGTAGTGATATAATTTTTAGCCCTTGTTTGTTTATATACAATCCTTTTATGTCATCTGTTATTTTGTCAGTGTAGTAAATTTCTATTTCTTCATTTTTTGCTAAATCTAAAAGTGCGTCTAGTTTATTCATGGAAATCCCCCTATAAAAAGAATGTATTTTTGAGTTTTGTTATATATAAAGAGCAGGTGTGAACTGCTCTAAATATTTATTTTTTATATTTGCTTATTAAAAATTCTATATAATCATTAAGTTGCTCTTGAGCTTCTTCTGGTAAAACTTTGTTAGGATTAGATTTATGCGTTGCTACAGTATCTATGTGATTTCTAACAAGAGTTCTCCCTAAAAGATAATCAATAGATACATTAAAAAAATCTGCCCAATTTTCTAAAACGTTTATTTCTGGTTTTCTTTTGTTATTTTCATACTGTGATATTGTTGATTTATTAAAACTCGTAAGATAAACTTTATTAAATTTTTCAACAAGTTCCTCTTGAGTTAGATTCATTTCTGTTCTTAAAAGTTTAAACCTCTCACCAAAAGTTGACATAAATAAAACCCCCTTTATAAAAAGTATAGCATAAGTTTATGACAATGTTAACTTATTTCGGAAAAGTTAACAGAAAAGTGCATTTAAATATTGATAAGCTTTGTTTGTATTAAAACATAAACTATGTACTAAATTTATATAGTTATAAGTAACATAATAATAACTATTTATAACTTAATTTTGGAATCAAAAATAAATGGTGGCAAAACCTAACTTGCCATCATCTTGCCACTGAAAATAAAGAATAGAATAAATTTAAATTAAGCATAATAAAACATAAACAACAAAACTGACATTAATAAATTATTGAAATACCAACACTTGTTAAAAAATAACAACAATAAACAAATAAAATAGATAAATATATCCAATTAAGGTATAATTAAGTTTTATATGATGAATCTCTGACTAGTAATGTATGTAAATTGAGATTAGTATAAAACTTAAAGCGTTGAAATTGCAACGTTATAGACGACTATATAAAATTCATGAATTTAGTTTTTAAAATAGATAAATGAGAGTTTGCCACCCATCTGCCACCGTACTATATTTTTGGGTGGCAAACTAGTTTGTAATTCTTTCAAATATATCTACAGTTTCATTTTTCATCTTATCAGTTACATGTGAATATGTATCCATTGTAGTTGATAATTGGCTATGACCTAAACGGTTTTGAATATCTTTAATGTTAGCCCCATTTTCTAATAGTAGGGTAGCATGTGTATGTCTTAGACAATGGAAATGGAAGTCGTTGTTTAAGGCTTCTCTAATTTGTCTTACAATGGTATCCATAGTATGGATAGTTACATGCTGACCATTTTCTTTAGTACAAACCCAATCACTATCAAAATAAAATTCACCATATTTTAGTTTCATCTTCTTTTGGTATAGTTTATAGTCTTTTAATTCTTTTATTAAAGTATTGCCTGTAAATATAGTTCTGCAAGAGCTTTCTGTTTTTGGTTGGCTTAATTCAAACATTCCATTCTTCTTTTTAATCAGAGTATGTTTTACTGTGATAGTTTTATTATCAAGGTCTATATCATCCCATGTTAGTGCAGAAACTTCGCCCCTTCGCATACCAGTATGGAAACTTATGAGTAAAACTATACGTTGAAATGAATTTTGAGGAAATATATTTAGTATTTGATTAAATTCATCTAGTGTAATAGTTTTAACTTTTTTAGTTTCTGGTTTAGATTTTGACTTTGGGATGCTTACATATTGCATGGGATTTTCTCGTATGTGCTTGTAAGGGTATACTGCTGATTTTAATGACCTATGTAAGATAGCTTTTAACACTTGCAATGTACTTTGAGAATAGTCCTCTTTGTACTTTTTGTTTATGAAATTTTGTAGTATTGCTGGTGTTAAAGCTTTTACTTTGTAAGCACCTAATTTTGGTTTTATATGTTTTTCTATGTTTATTCGGTAGCTTTCTTGAGTGTTGTATTTACAGTTAAGTAAAACATATTCTTTGAACCAAAAGTCGAGATAATCTGATAAGCTGATGTTGCTTTCATCAAATACTATACCAGAGTTCTCATATTCATTTAGTGCTTCTCTTAAGGCTTTTTCAGCTTCTTTTTTTGTATTACCACCAATTCTTTCTACTTTTTTTCTTTTTCCTGCTACTATACCTAAGTCAAAGTAGTAATACCATTTGTTGCTTCTTTTTCTTACCCCACCTTTCATATTAATAACTCCTTTCTTTTAAGAATGTATGTTTGTTTTATATTTATATAAAAGAGCAGAATGACTGCTCTTTATATACATGTTATACTATTTTTTTTGGTATAATTAAAAAATTAAATTATATTATAATATATATTTGAAATAATTAATTTTAATGTCTGTATGTAGAATAATGAGTCTATGAAAGTAGAATAATTGAACCTAAAAAATATCTTCATATATATAGAAATTTGGTAAATTAGTTAATACTAAAAATTTATTATTTCCTAAGTCTAGCATATTTTTCTTTCGTGATAGAAACTCTAGTCTTTTTAATAAAAATTCAACACTGACATGTAAATTATCAGCTATTTCATATACACATGTTATATTAGAATTAATAATATGTATAAGTTCTTTTTCTGTTATAAGAAATTCACATGCCCATTTTAGTGCTTTATTTTCACATTTATCTATCATAAGTTTGCTTCTATAGTTATTGTTTGAAGATATGTGATTTCCAACACTAGTAAAATGATGTCCTATTTCTTCTGCTAATACTTCTATTAGTTTAGTATGATTTTGTTTTAATGAATTAAGTAATGATATAATTCTTAGCCCTTGTCTGTTTATGTACAATCCTTTTATGTCGTTTACTATGGTGTCAGTAAAGTAAATTTCTATTTCTTCGTTATTTGCTAAGTCTAAAAGTATATCTAGTTTTTTCATTGAAATCCCCCTATAAAAAGAATGTATGTTTGTTTTTTGATTATATAAAGAGCAGATAAAAAACTGCTCTAAATGTTTATTTTTTATATTTACTCATCAAAAATTCTATATAGCTATTAATATGCTCTTGAGCCTCTCTGGGTAGGCTTTCATAAGAGTTAATTATTTTTTGTGTTTCACTAGTAGTTGTATGGTTTTCAACTGGCATTCTGGCAAGAAGATAATCTGTAGAAACATTAAAGAAATCTGCCCAATTTTCTAACATGCTTGTTTCAGGTCTTCTTTTATGATTTTCATATTGCGATATTGTTGATTTATTAAAATTTGTAAAGTAAACTTTATTAAATTTTGAAACTAGTTCATCTTGAGTAAGCTTTTTTTCTTCTCGTAATTGTTTGAAGCGTTCTCCAAAATTTGACATAAGCAATTCATCTTTAGATAAACTTCCATAAGGTCTTGATTTGTGTGTTACAAATGTATTTATTTGATTTTTAACAGAGGATATACCTAATAAGTAATCAGTAGACACATTAAATATTTTAGCAATACTAGATAACATATAAGCATCAGGAACTGTTTTTCCTTGTTCATAATAACCATAAGCACTTTTACTTAAGGTTAATTTGTTTGCAACATCTTCTTGAGTCATGTTTTTCTCAGCTCTAAGCTCTTTTAATCTTTTTTGAAATAATATATTATTGCAAGAATTTTTATTAGAAGAATTTTTTGTTTTATTATCATATCTGCCTATTAAATAATCAACAGTAGTACCAAAATATTCAGCTAAACTAGATAGTATTTCTGGAGCAGGAGTTCTTTTACCCTGCTCATAAAATCCATATGCACTAGTTGTTATGTTAAGATAGTTGGCAATTTCTTTTTGCATTACACCTTTTTCTTTTCTAAGAAACTTCAATCTATCTGATAAAATACTCATGTACTCACCCCTTGAAACTAGATTATTATTAATTTATCTTCTATTGTTTGGTTAATTTAATAATAATCTGATGTTTGGTTAATTTAATAATAATCTGAATTTATCTATTAAGTATTAATTAGTTTTAAATCTTACTTCTTGTATTTATTTATTAAAAATTCTATATAGTCATTAAGTTGCTCTTTTGCTTCCTCAGGTAGATCCTCATGTGGATTTGCTTTGTGTGCGGCTATAGTGTCTATATGATTTCTAACAAGTGTTGTGCCTAGAAGGTAATCTGTTGTGACATCAAAATAATTAGCAAGTTTTACAATATCATCACTTTTAGGTGAAGCAAGATTATTTTCATATTTTGATAAAGTGTCTATGTTTATTTGCAGTTTATCAGCAAGTTCTTTTTGTAATATGTTTTTTTCAGTTCTTAGAAGTTTTATTCTTTTGCCAATCAAAGAATTATTGGGTTGTTTTATCTCATTATAATTTTCTATATCAGTTTTACCAAAAAGGTAATCAATTGAAACATCATAATAATTTGACATTGATTCTAACATTTCACTTTTAGGTTCTCTAGTTCCATTTTCATATCTTCCAATAGAGACTTTTGTTGTACCCAAATCATTTGCGACTTGCTCCTGAGTTAAACCTCTTTTTAGTCTTAACTCCTTTAATCTTTTACTTAAATTACTCATTTAAAATCCTCCTAATCGATATTTTGAAATATCCATTTGGTTACTTGATAAGTAGATTATAATACTAAGTAACCAAAAAAGATATAAAAGTAACCAAAAATAAACTTTTTTTATTAAAAAACTATTGACAAGTAACCGAAAAGGTAATAAGATATAAGTATCCAAAGTGGTTACAGAAAGGAATGATTAATGTGAATAGAAAATTAAAAGCAGCAAGAGTTGAAATTGGTTTAACACAAAGACAATTAGCTGAATTAATAAAGATGCCTTTTTCTACATATCAAAAAAAGGAACAGGGGTATACACAGTTTACAATAAAAGAAGCTAGTGAGATAGCTATAGTATTAAATAAAAAACCAAGTGAAATTTTTTTTAACTAAATAGAAACCAAAATGGTTATAAAATATAAATGGAGGTGTTAGCATGAGTGGTCTAACAATAATTGAACAGGGGAATAAGCTATTGGTTGAGAGTAGAGAGATAGCAGAATTAATAGAAAAGAAACATGATAACTTATTAAGAGATATAAGAGGATTATAGAGGACTCATCAAATTTGAAGAGTCAAGATTTCTTTATAGAAAGTGAGGAATAAATATGAACAACCTAATGATATTTGAAGGAAAAGAAGTTGAAGTATTTGAATTTGAAGGTAAAGTTTTATTTAATCCTAAGCATGTAGCAGAATGTTTAGAGATTTCAGATGTTAACAGCAGTATTAGAAAATTTAATGATAATCAGGTAGTTAAGTTGAATAATTCTAAAATGCATAATATGCAGTTTAGAAAATTACATAATACAGGAGAGATTTTTCTTACTGAAAGTGGTGTGTACAAACTAATTTTCAAATCAAGAAAAGAAGAAGCTGAAAGATTTCAAGATTGGGTTACAGATGAAGTTTTACCAAGCATTCGTAAAACTGGCACATATAATATGGTAAATCAACAATCAAAAGATAGTTATATGATAGATAATCCTATAGAGCGTGCTAAACGTTGGATAGAGGAACAAAAGGAGAAAGAGCAGTTACAACTAGAAAGTAAAATGAAAGAAAAAATAATAAAAGAGCTAAAACCGAAGGCAGATTATACAGATATGATACTTAAAAACAAAGGTCTTGTTACTATAACTCAAATAGCAAAAGACTATGGAATGAGTGGAAAAGAAATGAATAAAAAGTTACATGAACGAGGAGTGCAATACAAACAAAGTGGACAATGGCTTTTATATAAACAGTATCAAGGTAAGGGATACACTCATTCAGAAACAATAGATATAACTAGAAGTGATGGAATGTCTGATGTAAAAATGACAACAAAGTGGACTCAAAAGGGAAGATTGTTTTTATATGATTTATTGAAAACAAATAACATATTACCTGATGTAGAAAAGGAATATAGTTATCAAACATCAATGTTAGGTTAGTAATTTGGTAAAATATAGAATATTCAAAAAGAGGTGATTAGATAAAAATGAAAAATAGAAAAACTCCAAAGGCAGTACCTAAGGAGCCATCAAATTTAACTGTGATGATTGTACCTAAAAACGAAGATAGTTTAAATATCAAAATAAATAAGATTAAATCTTTGATAGATGAATTAAACGAAGAGATTAGTACAATACCATCTGAATTTAAATCACATTTAAAACTTTAGAGTAGATTTTAAATATTCTTCTGTAGCAGTGCTAAGCATTTTATTCCATGTAGAAAACTTAGTATTTTTAGAAATGTAAATATCAAATTCATCTTTTGGAATAGCTTCAAAGTCTCTTGAAGAATTAACATTGTAATTTCCAGATTTCAATAGTTCATCAAAAGATGTGAAGTTTGTATATTTGGTCATGAATTTAGAATTACAGACTTTATCAATAGGAACTTGTCCAGTTGATTCTTTAATGTTTTTTTCTAAGTTTTTCAAGGATTTTTCTAAATCTTTAAATCCATTTTTACTCATTATTTTGTATCCTTTCTGAGTGATTTGGAATATATTCCATATTTATATTATACCATGTAGAATGGAGGGGATTCTAATATTAATAGGCGACAATATAAGTCAAATACTAAGAAAAAGAGGTATAAAACCTTATAAATTAGCAAAAGAATTGAATGTAGATGTAAGTGGTCTATATAAACTGTTGAAAAATAAAAGAACTAACCCAACTATAGATACTCTAATAAAATTAGCTAATTATTTAGATATTACATTAGATGAATTGGTTGGAAGATAAATAATTTAAAAGAGGGGAGAAAAGCTTTATATGAGTGTTTCTGAAAATATAACAAAGCAATTTAGTGATAGTTTAAAAAGCTTAATAGAAGTGGAGTTAAGTAAACATAACTTAGAAAATGAAAAAGTCAAAGCTAAGGAAAAAAATCTTCAAGTATTAGAGCCAAAAGACGTAGTTGTATTAATTAAAAGAGGTTATCCAAACTACTTAATATCAATAGATGAAGCTAGAAAAGTACTAAAAATGGATTCCAAACTAACTCGCCAATTAGTGAAAAAGGGGCTAATAAAAACATTAAGTTGGGGAAATGGTAGAAAAATATCAAGATATGAATTAGATGATTTTATTGATAGAAACCAAGGACGAAACTTAGACGAGCTTTTGAAGGAAGCAGAAGAGGAAATAATTTAAAAAATATTTTAAGGAGGAAAGTCAAATGGAAGGACTAGTAATAAAATTTGATTTAGATAAATTCAAGGTAGGTAATGTAGTAAAAATAAGTTCCAAAAAACTTAGCTTTGAGGGAAATTGCTTAATTGTACAAGCATCTACGCATGAATTAAATCTAGCATACTATGACAAAGAAAGGGGAAGTATGGAGTATCAAGCTTTAACCATAGAAGATGTAAAACATAGTGATTATGAAATTAAATTTCTAAATTAAAAAGGGGGCAAACAGTATGGAAACAGCTAGATTAATTGCAATAGGTCAAATTAAACAAGCAGAAAAAGAAATCAACAAATTGAAAGATATAGGAGAATTCGAAATCAGTAATTTAAACTGGTGGGAAGCAGTAAAGTTTGCTAGTAAAAATATATTAGAAGGATTAGAGCATGACATCAAATTAGAAGCTTCAACAGAGTTTAGAGAAGCTATGATGTATCAAGAAGAGCTTGAGAGGGATAGACCAATAGATATTCAGATATAGAAAAGAGCCTTTGCAGAGGCTCAATTCAAAAATAACTACTTTAAAGTAATCCAAAGTTACTTTAAGTATATAGTAAAGTGGGGGTATTATGCAAATAAAAACTTTAGAAGATAGATTACTTTTATTAAAATTTACTAGATTTGAAGGCCCAGAGTTAGAGGAGAGCTTAGGATGTATAGCAGCATTAGAATCTTGTATAGAAAAACATAAAAAAGGTTGGACTGTAGAACAGTTTAAACAGCATTTGGAAAAACATAAATCAGAAGGGCTATATGGTGACTACATAGATGGCTTTATGTCAGTATTAGAACGTAACATAAGAGAAATGGAGAGTGAGACTGTTGGAAGTGAATAATATTTACATTAAGTTGATGGATGTAAGAATTAAGTTTAATAAATTAGATATTAAAAAGAGTGGTCAAAACAAGTTTGCTAACTTTAAGTATTTTGAGTTAGCAGACTTTCTACCACAAGCAACTGACTTATTAGAAAAAGCCAAATTATGCCCCATAGTGACCTTTACAAATGATTATGCGACACTAACATTGATTAATGGAGAAAATCCAACAGAGGAGATAATATTCACTTCTCCAATGAGAGATTTACAACTAAAAGGTTCTAATGAATTACAAGCTCTAGGAGGAATTGAAACTTATCAGACTAGGTATCTGTACATACAATTACTAAATATAACAGAAAATGATACTTTTGATGCAACTAGTGGAAAAGAAGATTATAAGAAAAGTGATTTAATTAATTCAAATAACAAATGTAATGAAAGTAATCAAAATAAGATAAATCAGAATCAAATAAAAAGGTTATTTTCAATAGGAAATACTGTAGGTAAAGATTCAGACAGAGTAAAAAGTGAGGTATATTATAAATTTAATAAGGAAGTTAAGGATTTAAGTAAACAAGAATATGACCAGATATGTGTTGGATATGAGAAATTACAAAGAGAAAAAGGGATAATTAAGTAGGTGAATCTCTTGAGTGATAGGGACAGAACAACTATTGAAAAAGGAAATATACTAAGTGATGGGTATGGGCTTTCTCCACAATTAGTGGCTAGAGATTCATGGTTAACAACAGGAGCAAGAGCCTTATATTTTTATCTAACTAGCTTTGCAGGAGCAAGTGGAACATGTTATCCATCAAGAGATATTATGACTCATGAACTTGGAATAAATAAAGATACATTTAGCAGATATTTGAATGAATTAAAAGTTAGTGGCTATATAAAAGTATATAAAAATAAAACTAGAGAAGGAAAAATGCAAAATAATATATATGAAGTAGTATTTGATAGGAGCTATATAGAAAGCTATATATCAGTTAGATGTGAAAAAGAAAATAAAAATAAGAAAAAACCACGTCCGAAAAAAGCAGACATGGAACCATGTCCGAATTTACCGGACATGGCTCAGCCGGACATGGAAAAGTCGGACACTATAAGTAACAGTATTATAAATAACAGTATTAAAAGTAGTTTGTATATAGAGAAACCTGTGGATAACTCTTTAAAGGAGTTTAAAAAGCTCTATGAAGAAAATATAGGAGTAGTATATCCAATTACAGCTCAGTGGCTAATAGAAGTTTCTAGTGAAATAGAAATAAGAGTATTTAAAAGAGCAATAGAAATATGTGCTGAGAAAATGAATATGAATTTAGCATATTTAAAAGGAATACTTAAAAAATGGAAGGATGCAAATATAGTTACATATGATCAACTAGAATCATATAGGTTACAACATGAAAATAATAAGACAGTAATAGTTAATAATCAAGTAAGTAAAAATAAGTTTGCTAATTTTGAACAAACATTCACTCAGTATAGTAATAAGGAACTAGATGAAATTATCAGAAAGAGTCAAAAAGCAAAATTTAAATAATATTAATGGAGGTAATAAAATGAATCAAGTTGTATTAGTTGGGAGATTAACTAAAGACCCAGAACTTAAATATATACCAGGAACAGGTACGGCAATAGCATCATTTACAATAGCTATAGATAGAAACTATGTAAATAAAGATGGAAAAAGAGAAACTGATTTTATACCAATTGAAGTAATAGGTAAATCTGCTGAATACTGTGCAAATTATATAACTAAAGGGAAATTAGTGGCATTAGAAGGGAATATAAGAGTTGATAATTATCAAACTCAATCTGGCGAAAAAAGAACTTTTACTAAAGTAAGTACAAGAGCAGTGCAATCCTTAGAAAGTAAGAGTAAATCAAGTAATTCATATAAAGAGAGTGTACAAGATGAAACAATAGGATTAGACCCTCAAGGATTTGAAATTATAGATGATGATGAGTTACCATTTTAATCTAAAAAATTAAGTATGAGGTGAAATAGATGTATAAAGTAGAAAGGTATTTTAGTGGCTCAGTAGTGGACAATCTTATAGAGGATGACCTTACATGTAGGAACTATTTAGCTCTATATTGCTGTTTATTAGGAATTATGAGAAATGGAAAAAAGGTATATCCAAGACCAGAAAAAATGCTGTCAGAATTTGGTGTAAAAAAAGAAAGAAAAAGAAAAAAATCACTATCAGTAAGACTAAGTAATGTTGACACAGGAGAAATCAAAGAATTTGAATCATTAGATAGTGCAGCATGTTTCTTAAGATTAAAACATCAAGCAGTTTATCAAACTATAAAGAAACAAACTAAAACCAGAAGTGGTTGGAGAGCTGAATATATTGAGGAGGAATAATGGAAGTTTCAAGAACAGAATACACAATCAAAAGAGCAAAAGAGCTTTATGATAATGGAGAAAATATATTTTCTGCAATAGATAAAGCCAGAGATGAGTATGAGGAGATGTTGAAAAATGAATATTTTAACTAGTATTACACTTATAATAAGTAGTTTCATAGTTGGTAGAGTTTATGAATACAGAATAAATCTAAAAGAGTGTGAAAATTGTGATAACAAATATCATAATGAATTAGGAAAGAAGTGATTCTATGAATAAGAGAATAATTTGTAACTGGTGTGGTAAATTATTTTACACTCAAAAAGAATCTAAAAAACTTTACTGTTGTAAGAGATGTGAGAAGAAGGCTAATAAGGCTAGGGGTAGAGAAAATGAATAAATTTCAAAAAGCAGTTTTTAAAATGGTAAAACAAGATGAAAGAGAAAATTTATGGCAAGGATATGAGAATTGTAGAGTAGGTAGAAGTGTATCAAGTTCAATAAGGAGGTATGTAAAAGGATTTAAAAGATTTGGATATAGTGTACATGAAGTTTATAAATTCATAAATGATATGGATAAAAACTAGTAATTTTAAGAGACAAAGGGGTATTTGATTGAGTAAGTATAACAATAAAAAAATTGTGATAGATGGAATTAAATTTGATAGTAAGGATGAATCTGAGTATTATTTATATCTAAAGTCTAAAAAGGAAAAGGGAGAAATTAAAGACTTTGGATTGCAACAGAAATTTGAGCTACAACCTAAATTTAAAAAGGATGGTAAAAACTATAGAGCTATTACATATACAGTTGACTTTGCTATCTATAAATGGAATGGAGAAGTTGTTTATATAGATGTGAAAGGATATAGCACACAACAAGGTGAGCTTAGAAAAAAGCTTTTTGACTATAAGTATCAAGATAAAATACTTATATGGATTGCTAAGAGTAAAAAATTTGGTGTAGATGGTTGGATAGAATATGATGAGCTTAAGAAAAAAAGAAAAGAAAATAAGAAGAAAGTAGCTTAGATAAGTAGGGGTGATGTTATGGCAAGTAAAGTTAGAAAGGAGTTTTTTATAGCAACTAAGAAGCACCTTGAGAACTATAAACAATTAAATATCAATATTGAAAGTCTAAAACTTCAAATAAAAAATCTTAAAGAGTGCCATTTAGGCGATTTTATGAAAGGCTTAAGCTATGACAGCATTCCTATAAGTAAAACTAATTCAATAAGCAATCAAGTTGAAAATGAGTTAATTAATATTGAAGAAAAGATAATAGAGAAACAGATAGAACTATACGATATGGAAGTATTAAAATATACAATAGATGTATCCATAAGCAATTTAAAACCTATACATAAACAAATTATAAGGTATAGGTATATTGAAGGCTTAGAATGGAGCTTAATAGTTGATAAGGTATATTTAGAAGAAAGACAATTAAGAGAGAGAGCTAATCAAGCTATTAGTTCAATATCAATAGCCTTATTTGGTAAAAAGGCACTAATAGAGCAAGAACCATTATTTAAAATGTTAGATTTATAGGCAGTTAATAGCTGTCTATTTTTTTACTAAAAAAAGGAAAAAGATATTGACTATGTCGGTACGACATGATATACTATAAATATAGAAAGGAGGTGAAAGAAGTGGTCAAAAAAATAAAAGAGTTCGGCAAAGTAATCAAAGCCCTTACCGAACTTGCTCTTGAGATAGGCACACTAATAGCCGTTATAAAAATGGTACTAGATAGCCTATAAGACCTTAGAAGGGAAGTCATCACCTTCCCTTCTAATTAAATAATAATACATGACCACTCAAAATACAATGGGAAAATATAAGGAATTAATTACAGAATTAGGGAAATTAAGTTTTGGTATAGTTAAATTAATTGGTGCAATAGCATTATTAATATTTGCTATAAAATATTTATTTTCCTAGAGGGAGAGAAAGAAATGGAGAAAAGAATATTGAAAGTACTCTTATCAAAAAGTGGCTCTGGTTCACTAAGTCCTAAAATAAGTTTACCAGCAACATGGATTAAAGAAATGAATATAACACAAGAAGAGAGAGAAGTTGAAGTTTATTTTGAAAACAATGAAATTAGGATTAAAAAGAAGGACCTAGATTAAATTCTAGGTCTTTTTATTGCCGTTTTTCTGCCGATTTTACAATTTAAAATGTGAGATAATAGTATTGTGGAAATGAATATTTCCCTCTCAAAACTAAATATATATGCGAGCTAGGTTAAGGGATTTACCTAGCTTATATGAACAGACTAGGCAGGGCATGAGGATGCTGTAAGTTCAATTCTTACAATGTTCAAACTTATTAATACACTATATGTAGATAATTGAGATTAAAACAGAATTTAATTCATTGTCTAAAAGAGTGGGGATTGGTAACCTCACTCAATATGCAAGTACTGGTGTCAGTGTTTAGGTTCAATTCCTAGAACTTGCTCCCTTAAAAATAATATGTATCCCCTAAAAATAAGACTTAGATTAATTTCAAAGTCTTATTTTTTTATTATAAAACAGAGAAAGTAAATAAAGAGGTGGTGGTATGGAAAATTTAACTGAGAAACAAAAAAGGTTTTGTGACTATTATATTGAAACTGGAAATGCTACTCAATCAGCAATAAAGGCTGGATATAGTCCAAAAACAGCAGCAGTAATAGGTGCTGAAAACTTAACTAAACCTAATATTAAAAATTATGTTGATGAAGAATTGAAAATCCTTACTTCAAAAAGGATTGCAGATGCAAAAGAAGTTATGGAGTATCTAACAAAAATATTAAGAAATCAGGAAAAAGAAGAAGTTGTAGTAGTATCTGAAAATGGTGCTGAAACAATTAAGAAGGATGTAAGTATAAAAGATAGAAATAAGGCAGCTGAATTATTAGGAAAAAGATATGCTTTATGGACTGAAAAAATTGATTTAGATGGAAATGTTGGAGTAACTATAATTGACGATATAGGAAATTTACAAGATGAATAAAAAAATATCTGAAATAATAAATAAAAGCTTCTATGAATTTTGGAAGATAAGCAACAGTAATAAGTATCTATATCATGTATTAAAAGGTGGAAGAGCTTCAGCTAAGTCAACTCATATAGCTTTTTGGTTAACTATGGCTATGGTTAAATATCCAGTAAATACTGTATGTTTTAGAAAAGTTGGAAACACAATAATGGATAGTGTATATGAACAACTAAAAGAAACTATAGAGATACTTGGGTTAACACATCTATTTCAGTTTAAGAAATCACCAATGGAGATTATTTTTATACCTAGAGGGAATAAGTTTATATTTAGAGGTCTTGATGATCCACAAAAGATTAAATCTATAAAATCAGCTAAGTATCCTATTGTCTTTGCGTGGTTTGAAGAAGTTGCAGAAATAAAAACGGAAGATGAGTTATCTATGGTAATTAATTCAGTTTTAAGAGGTAAACTACCAAAGGGTATAGGATACAAAATATTCTTATCATATAATCCTCCAAAGAGGAAGCAATCATGGGTTAATAAGAAATTTGAAACTCATACTCTTCCTAAAAATACATATGTACATCATAGTACTTATTTGGATAATCCTCACATATCAGAAGCTTTTGTTGAAGAAGCTAATGAGATTAGAATAAGAAATGAATTTAAATATAGATGGGAGTACTTAGGAGAGCCAATTGGTTCTGGAGTAGTCCCATTTTCTAATTTAGAGTTTAAAACAATAACAAATGAAGAAATATTTCATTTTGATAACATAAGGCAAGGTAATGACTTTGGATATGCAACAGACCCTATGGCATTTGTAAGACTTCATTATGACAAAAAGCAAAGAATTATATATTTTATAGATGAAATATTTGGAGTGAAAATGTCCATAAGAGAATTAGCTTCTAAGATTAAATCAAAAGGATATGATGATTTTAATATTATTTGTGATAGTGCAGAACCAAGAAGTATTGCAGAACTTAGAGAGTATGGACTAAGAGCATTAAAAGCTAAAAAAGGACCTGGATCAATTGAATTTGGAGAGAATTGGCTAGATGATTTACAAGCAATAATAATAGACCCAAATAGGACTCCAAATATAGCTAGAGAGTTTGAAAACATAGACTATCAAACAGATAAAGATGGAAATGTAAGAGCCAAATTAGAAGATAAAGACAATCATTCAATTGATGCAACAAGATATGCACTAGAGTTAGATATGAAAATGCATGGTAGGGAAAGAAAATATAACAGTAGATAGGGGGTGTAACATGTTAGATTTAATAGATATGATTCAGATGGAACTTACAGGCTTGTATGGTCAAGAAGTGATAAGAGAAATGGGTGAAATTATAAGGCTGTATGATAAGTATGAAGGTACAGGACAACATTGGATAGAAGAGGAACACGATTATAAGCAAACAAGAAAGAAAACAAATTATATTAAAAAGTTAATTAAAGAAGAAGCAAGGTTTTTATTTGGTAAGACACCAATATTTACAATAAAACCAGAGAATGATTTGGATAAAAATAAGGCAGAAGAAATAAACCAATGTATTAATAAGATTCTAAAGAAAAATTTGTTTTCAGATAAGCTAATCAAAGCAGCTAGAGATTGTTTTATTGGTAAAAGAATAGCTATAAAGCTACATGCAGATAAAGAAAGTAAAAGCTTAAAGATAATGTTTGTACCAAGTTTAGAGTTTATATATGAGCCATTTGATAACCAATTTGATGAACTTAAGAAAATTGTATTTTTCCATCAAACAAATCAAGAAGTAGAAAAAGATAAACAAAGAATTTGGAAACAAAAGTATGAAATGGTTAATGGCAAATGTATTTTAAGTGAAGGTATCTATAATGGTTATGGATTATGTATAGAAGAAATAATAAGTGATACAGATTTAAAGCTTAGTGGGATACCTTGTTATGTTATTCTTAATGATGGATTACTTGGTGATTTAAGAGGTGAGAGCGATATAGAAGAGATATTTGATAATCAGATGGCTTACAATAAGCTAGCTTCTGAGGATATAGATACTCTTAAAAAAGGAATGAATCGCATTATATATGGTGTTGATGTTGAGGAAGAGTCAAGCAAACATTTTAAAATAAAACCAGGTGCTTATTGGGATGTAGAAACTTCTCAAACTGCTGACCAAAAACAAGCACAAATTAATACAATTCCTACTGACTTTGGATATGATACTAGGATAGAAAACTCACTTAATAGAATTAAATCAGATATGCATGAGGTATTAAATATACCACTTATAAATAATCAGGATCTTAAAGGTATGATGACATCAGGTAAATCAATGAAAGCATTGTACTGGCAATTAATAACTAGATGTGAAGAAAAAATGAAATCATGGGGTCCAGCTCTTGAATGGCTAATACGAGCTATGATAGAAATGATAGAAGTTTATAATATAGTAAAAATACCTACATTGGACAAGAATTCTTATGAAGTAATAGTTGAAAATCAATATCCATTGCAAGAAGATGAAGACTCAGAGAAATTACTTGATATTCAACAAGTAAATGCTCAAGCAATGTCTAGGAAAACTTTCATTAAGAAGTGGAGTAATAGTAATGATGATATAGCAGATGAAGAATTACAACAAATGTCAATAGAAAGACAAATATTAGAAGAAAGTTTTAATTTGGAAGAAGAATCAGAAGCTATAGCTACAGAAGAATCAGATGAAACAATCAATGAAAAAGAATCAAAAGAAGTAGTTGATGAATAATGACTAATAAGTTCAATAAGGCTATGAAGAACGCTGAAAGAGCTAGAGATATATCATCAAATAAAACTACTAAAAAGATAAGACAATTATACAAAGATATAGCTAATGAATATGCAAAAAAATTAAATAAAGTTAACTCTAATACATTATCTGAACAATACTTAAGAGAAAGTATAGTTTACCTAAATAAAGAATATGACAGGTTAGGAAAGAAGCTAAAAAAAGATATTGAAAGTGAAATATCAAAAGTAATAAAAACTACCACAGATGAACAATTAAGCTTTTTTAATAATATATGTGATAACTATTCAGTTAATTTAAAGCCACAATTTACTGATATGTTTAGTAAAGTTCATGAAGATGTACTAAGACAAGTTATATCTGGTAGTATGTATAAAGATAAGCTTAAATTAAGTGATAGAATTTGGGGTAATATAGATAAAACTAAGAAGGATTTAGACTACATTGTAAGTAGAGGATTAGCAGAAAAAAGAGGTAGTTATGATATAGCAAAAGATTTAGAAAAGTATGTTAATCCAAAGGTTAATAAAGATTATGATTGGTCAAAGGCATACCCTAAAAGTAATAAAAAAATAGATTTTAATGCCTATAGACTAGCATCTACATATATAACTCATGCATATCAAAAGACAGCTAAAGAAAGTTGTAAGAAGAATCCATTTGTTAAAGGGATTAAGTGGATGTCATCACATCATCCTAGAATGTGTAAAGTTTGTGCAGATAGAAATGGAAAAACATATATTCCAGAAGAGTTACCATTAGAGCATCCTTTAGGAAAGTGTACTTTTGAATATGATATTCCAATGAGTATGGAGGACATAGGTAAAGAGTTAAGAAGCTGGATAGAGGGGGAAGAAAACTCTAAACTGGATGACTGGTTCGATGAATATGGATTAGAGTTTGCAGGAATAGAAGGAAAAGTTAATAAGAGTAAAGAACCAACTGAAGATGAAATGTTAGCTTTATATAAATATATGGGTGGAGATGCTTATAAAATTAATGAGAAGTTAAGAAGAAATATTAAATTGACAGAAGAAGATGAATGGTTTATAAATAACTTAGATAGAGTTTTAGATAAAATGCCAAATTATGAAGGGGATATTACAAGGTCATTATATTTTTATAATAAAGAAAGTTTAGAAGCTTTTTTAATTGAGCATGAAATTGGAAAAACTATACAATATGCAGAATTTATTTCAACCACAAAAGGAAAAACCTACAATCCAGAGGGTCAAGTAGAAATATATATATTCAATTCTAAGAATGGTAAAAATATAAGTATGTACAATGAAAAAGAAGAAGAAGTTTTGTATAGAAGAAATTCTAAATTTGAAATAATTGAGTTAGAAGAAATGAATGGCAAATATTATATATTAATGGAGGAACGCAATGGATAATAAATTTGAAGATGATAAGTATTCAGAACCATTTAGTCATCCAAGATGGAAAGATGTACCATGGGGTGAAACTATAGGATATAGAGACATTCCAGAAGAAGAAAGAAAAAAATATAAAAAAATACTTAGAGAACATCTAAAAGATATTGGAGTATTAAAAGAAGATTAAAGACACTTACTTAAATTAAAGATTCGTAAGTATGTACAAGTTGGGGGAGATAGTTACTAATTATGACTATACTTCAACAACAAAAGGAAGTACTTATAATTCTGAGGGTCAAGTACAGATGTATATATTAAATTCACAAAAAGGAAAAGATGTAAGTAAATATAACCCTAAAGAACAAGAAGTATTATATAAACGAGGCTCAAGGCTTAGAGTCATTGAAATTGAAAGAATTAAGGGAACATTCATATTTTATTAGAGGAAGTGAATTAAATGCTAACAATAGACGAATTTATAAAGCTACCTGATGAAGAAAAAGGAGATGCCTATAAAGAATTATCTCCTCATGATATGTTTTTATGGAGAACACAATATTCACCAATTGGATTTGAAGTGATAGGTCATGAAGAAATCTCAGAAGAAGATAGGATTAAGAACAAAAAGAAGTTTAGGGAGCATCTCAAGAAAATAGGTGTAATAGAGGATTAAATACTTATAAGTTGAAATGTTTATGATTATAATATAAAATGTACTTATTATGATTATAATGAAGATTATATAGAAGGGGGATTATTATGGTAGAATTATTTAGAATATTTAATGATGAAAATTTTGTTAGATATGAATATGTAAATGATGGGATAAAAGAAGAGTCTGGTATAATAGCATTAAATAAGAAAACAAAGGAAGTTATATTTGAAAGAAAAGCTCAAAATGGGAAGTCTTTAACTTTTAGAGGGAGAACAAAATATAGATTATTAAAATATGCTGAAGAAAATGTTTATCCAGAAGAAGATTATATAGCAATATATTAAAAACACTTACTGAAATTAAAAATTAGTAGGTGTTTTTTTATTGCCTTTTTAGCTATATTTAGGCGTAAAAGAAATAAATAGCAAACTATACTAGAGAAGCAAAACTCGTATAAAAGCGTAGTCTAGGAGGAAATAATGGAAGAATTATTAAAAAAATTGGGATACCAAGATACAGACATAAAAAACATAATTGAGGGTATGAAAAAAGATAAAATTTACACTTCTAAGGAAGAAAACATAGATGAAAGATACAATAAGTTGAAAGAACAAAAAATAGCCTTAGAAGAGCAAATAAAAGGTGCAAATGATACTATATCAGATTTGAAGAAAAATAGTAAAAACAGTGAAGATATAGAAGCAAAAGTGAAAGAATGGGAAAATAAATATAACGAACTTGATAGCACGAGTAAAGCCAAAATAAAAAATATGACTATAGACTATGCCATAAATTCTAAATTATCTGGAGTAAATGAAAAATATAAGAAGCTCTTATGCAAAGAATTTGATATTGATAAGATTGAAGTAAAAGATACTGGAGAAATTATAGGCTTAGATGAACAATTTAAAAACATATCAGAAACATATAAAGAATGGTTTGAAAGTTCTACTCCAAGTAATACTGGTTCACCAGGTAATTTCCCGAGAAAATCAAATGTAGTCAATAATCCTTTTATAAAAGAAACATTCAATTTAACAGAGCAAGGACAATTATTAAAAGAAAACCCTGATAAAGCTAAAGAATTTGCAGCTCAAGCAGGTATAAATTTATAAGGAAGAGAGTGATTTAAATGGCAGTAACAAAATTAAGTGATGTAATAGTACCAGAATTATTTAACCCATATGTAATAAACAAGAGCATGGAGTTATCAGCTTTATACCAAAGTGGAATAATTACTAATGATGCAAGCTTAAATGCTTTAGCTTCTCAAGCTGCACCAGTCGTAAATATGCCTTTCTTTGAAGATTTAAGTGGAGAATCAGAACAAATAATAGAAGATGCTGACTTAACACCTAATAAGATTACTTCAAATCAAGATGCAGCAGCAATATTAAGAAGAGCAAAAATGTGGGCAGCGACTGATTTATCAGCAGCTATGGCAGGAAAAGACCCAATGGCAGCAATAGCAAGTTTAGTTGGAAGCTTCTGGGCTAGGGATATGCAAAAAGAACTTATAGCAGTCCTTAATGGTGTGTTTTTAGCTACAAACATGACAACAAATAAGTTAGATATATCAGCAGGAACAGGAAATGCAGCAAAATGGTCACCATCAGCTTTTATAGATGCACAACAATTATTAGGAGATGCACAAGAACAATTAAAGGCTATAGCAATGCACTCAGCTACAAAATCAGCACTTAAAAAACAAAATCTAATAGAAACAATTAGACCAGATGCAGGTCCAGATTTTGAAGTTTATCAAGATAAGTTAGTTATAGTTGATGATGGTTGTCCAGTAACTAAAGAAGGAGTTTATACTTCTTATTTATTTGGTAGTGGGGCAATAGCATTAGGAAATGGTAATCCAGTAGGATTTGTGGCAACTGAGATAGATAGAGATAAGAAAAAAGGTTCTGGAATAGACTATTTAATCAATAGAAAAACTTATGTACTACATCCAAGAGGAATAAAATTCACTAATGCAAGTGTAGCTAAGACAGAAGGGCCATCAAGATTAGAGTTAGGAAAAGCAGAAAACTGGACAAGAGTTTATGAACCTAAACAAATAAGAATAGTTGAATTTAAACATAAATTATAGAATAAATAGCTTTTAGTAGGTGAGAATATGGACTTAGAAGTTTTAAAAAATATAAAAATAGAACTAAGAGAAGAACAATCACCATTTTTCTCTGATGAAGAGATTACTCATTATTACATTAAGAATAATGATGATTTTAACAATACCATGTATGAGTTATGTATTTTAAAGGCTGAAAATGATAGCATTAGTTTGCCTGGAGGATTAAGCATGCCAGAAAATAAGCTATACTGGTTAACGCTAGCTAAGAAGTATAAGAAAAATGGAAGTAGATGCCTATGATAGCTCAAAAGGTAAAACCAAAGATAATTAAAGCCATAAATAAGATGCCAACAAAGGGTATAGTTAAGAGAGTTGGAATAAATGAATTTGGAGAGCCATCAAATGAAGAAGATGTAGTTTGTGAAGTAATAGGGTTATATCATGAAGGAAACAGCTCTATAAGCCAAATAACAAAAGATAAAGGTACTGTAATAAAAGACAAAGAGCAATATTTGATGGTTGTTTATGATGAAGATACAAATAAAATAAAACAAGGTGATTCTATATATTTAGATAGCAGTAAATTTGTTATACAGGACCTTGGAAATCAAAACAGGATGAATATTTATTTTGATTTAAAGTTAGGAAAGGTGAGATAGTATGAGCAGTGGATTTAAATTTGATGCTAATAAATTACTTAATGCTTTAGCAAGTAGAGAAATGAAAACTAAAGCTGCACTAGGAGCTTATGCAGATACTTCATCTCAACTATTAGAAAGTAATGCTAAAAATGATAGACCATGGAAAGACCATACTCATGAGGCTAAAAATAGATTACATGGTAGTTGGGAATGGCAAGGAGATACTATAAGAATAGCACTTAGTCATGGAGTTGACTATGGATTGTACTTAGAAAAAGGCACAGGTCCACATGTCATAGAAGCAAGACCTGGTAGTTATTTATTTTGGGATGGAGCACCACATCCTGTTAAAAAAGTTAATCATCCAGGAAGTAGACCATATCCAATTATAATGCCAACTATAGAAAAATGTGGACCAAGTATTATAAGAGGTCTTGATGTGATTTTAAAGTAGGTGAAACATGTTTAAAAAAATATATAAATACTTAAAAATAAAAGGTTTTAATGTGTATTCTATTGGTCAACATCAAGGATTATGCATAGAACCTTTTTTAGTTATATTTGAAAAAGGTCCATTACAAACAACAGAAAAGAACATAATAAAAGATTTAGTTGAGATATATGTATTTTATCCTATAGGTCAATATTCTAAAGTAAATGAGTATAAGACAAGTGTGGAAAGTGCAATGAATGAAATAATAGGAATAAAGCAAGCATATGAAGCCTTGCCTATTCTTATAGATGATGATAAACAAGCTTATTTTACAAGATTAAGCTATTTTGAGAATAAACAAATTAGGAGGTTTTAAATATGGCAGTACAAATATTAAATCAATACCCACTGACAGATGTTGTGTTAGTTCAGATTGAAACAGTTGAGCAAAATCCAGTTACATATACATTTGATACATCAGATGAGATAGGAACAGAAGAAATATTAAGTGAGGGTGAAGAATTAACCCTAAAAATAAAGAAAAAAATAATTGCAAATAGAGCAGCAGAAGATACAAGCTTAGGATATGATTTAACACTAAAAGATAATGTGTTTTGTCCAGAAATACTTCAAATTATGCAAGGTGGAACAATAGAGAATGAGGATGATGGTAGCTTTAAAAGATACTTAGCTCCTGAAGTTGGAAAAACTTTTTCTAAGAAATCCTTTAGAACTATTATATATAGTGCAGTTGTTGGACCAGGGGGAGATACTGGTCAATTTGCTAAAACTATTTTCCCAAATTGCAAAGGAAAATCTGTTCCACTTAACTTTAAAGATGGAGAATATTATTCAAATGAATATGTTATAAATAGTAGACCTAATACAGGACAATCTCCTTATGAAGTTGAAATAGTAAATGAATTACCAAGTGGATATGAAGCTACAAAGGTATTACTAAGCAGTGGCTCTGTAGCTGGTGCTATAGCTGGGAATGAAGAAATAACAGGGCTTACTATAGGAGATATATACAAAGTAACTGTTGATCCAAGTGTAACAGCAACTATTAAATATACTCTAGCAGATGGGACACTAACTACTGTTGAAGGAGATAAGGCAGCACTTACAGGAACAAAGATAACAGGATTAACAAATGGAACGACATATAAAGTTGAAAAAGTTGAGTCAAGTATATAGATAGGTTAAAAGCTCTAGTGAATTAGCTAGAGCTTTTATTTAAAAAGGAGATTGGGAAATGGAAGAATTAAAAGTAACAAGTTTAGAGGAACTAAAAAAGATAAAATTAACTGAAATAATCGAAGTTGGAAAGTTTTCAGATGGAACTATGCTAGTTGCAGAAGTTAAGCAACCTGACTTGATGGCTCTTGCAATGGCTGGGAAGATACCAAACTCGCTAATGTCAACATCTATGAGTTTAGTTGAGGATAAGGGAAATTCAAATGACACAGGAGAAAAAGTCTTAAAGAAAATGAATGAAGAGTCTAATTTCTCAAAAGAAATGTTTGAGATGATGGATATAGTTGCTAGAGAAGTGTTAGTTAATCCTACTTATGCTCAGATTAAAAAAATAGGATTAGAACTTTCTATTGAACAAAGATTAACATTATTTAATCGTATTCAAGGAGGTACAAAGTCATTAGAAAACTTTCATCAAGAGCCCACAGATATTGAGGATTCTAAATCAAGTGATAATGTACAACAAGATGCCTAGTGAGATATTAAGAATTAAAGATGAATATACTTCTTTTTGTTTTGATGAAGCTTGTATATTTTTAGTAGATGCTATTAAAAATGACAAAAAGCTTAAATTTGAAAATGATGAAAATAAATCTGTAGAGAAAAAAGATAGAAAAACTTTTGTTCAAATGGCATTAGAGAAAAAGAAAAAAAGTTAATAGGTAAAATTTTCTAAATCAATAGACTAAATTATGTGTTTAATATAAAATTATATTTGAATAAATAATTTAATGAGGGAGATTATATTATGAAATTAACTAGAAAAATATTAGCTTTGACTATGATAGTATGTTTTTCTGTAATGATGTTTGTGACAGGATGTACTAGTGCACCAGCATCTAAAATGGAGGAAGTTGGTCAAGAAATACCAAAAGAAGAGGAAGAAGTATCTACAGAAGATAAAGTTGACCTAAATAAATTTAATCCAGATGAACTTTTAGATTATCAGATGAATGAGTTTAAAAAGAGTTGGGATTCATTAGCATATGTAGAAAAAAGTGTAAGTAATGGTGAAATGCCTGAAAAAGGATTAAAAACTGCTGCTGATTTATATGAATGGCGCTTTAGGGACTTATGTGAAGAAGGCGAGGAATATAGAAAAAGTCATGATTTAACTGATGTGCAAAAGAAGGCTTTTGGTGAATTAAGAACAATAACAACATCAGCAAGTACATACTGTACTGGTTTATTAGGTAATGATGATGAGTTATTAAATACTAGCAAAGAGCTAATGAATCAATCACTTGAAAGATACCATAACTTATATAACTCAAAATAATATAAATAAAGCACTTACTTTAAACTAGTAAGTGCTTTTATTTTATTCAAATTAGCCAATTAAGTAAACTATTTCAGAAAATTTTATATGAAAGGAGGAAATAATATGTCTCTAGAATTGGGAACAGCAGTAGGTTATCTAGATTTAGATGGAGGAAAGTTTTTTAAAGCTCTTGCTGATGCAGCTAAACAACTTAGTCAATTTAATTCACACACTAAGTCCACTGGCAGTGCTATAACAGCAATGGGAAAACAAATTTCTGATACAGCAAATTCTTTGACACAAATAGGTAGGCAGTCAGCATTAGCAGCATCAGAATTAAATAAAATCGCATCAACTGCAAGTGGACCTTTTTCATCTTTGAGAAACTCTATAAAAGAAACTGAAAATGAATTAAGAACAGCAAGAAGTACAATAGATACTTATGGACAAGGGATATCAAGGCTTACATCTGAAATAGAGAAATCAAAACAAAAGTATACAGAAACAGGAAGTAAGATAGAAAGATATGAACAACAGTTGGAACGTTGTAATAGCATGTATGGAGAAAGTTCAGAACAATCACAAAGATATAGAGAAGCTATTGAAAGACTTAAAAATTCTCAAACTCAGTTAGGTCAGGAAATAGAAAATGGAGAAGATTCTCTAACTGATATGAGAACAGCTATGAATAATGCAGAGGCAGAAGCTAATAGATTAAGTGACTCTTTAAGAACTATGCCATTTGATGCTATTGGAACTAAAATGAAAGATATTGGTCAGACACTAACTTCTACAGTTACAACTGGATTAGTTGCAATGGGAACAGCAGCAGTCGTAGCAGCAACAAGTACTGAGCAAGCTATGGCAGTTGTTAATTCTATACTACAACTTAATACAGAAAAAGTTCAAGGTGGTAAAAGTGAATGGGATTCTTATGCAAGTACATTAAAAGAAGGTGCTAATGAAATTGGAATGGCTTATGACGAATACGCTAATTCTGCATATAATGCTATATCTGCAAGTGTAAAACAAGCAGATGTAACTGAATTCTTAGCACAGGCAGATAAATTAGCAACAGCAGGATTAACAGATTTAGCAAAGGCCACAGATGTTTTAACAACAATTCAAAATGCCTATGGGATGTCACAAGAAGATATGGCTCATGTAAGTGATGTACTTATACAGACCCAAAATAAGGGCAAGATTACGGTAGATGAGTTAGCAAGTTCTATGGGTAAAATCATACCAACAGCAAAAAGTTTGAATGTATCAGTTGAGCAACTAGGGGCTGGATATGCTATATTAACTGCAAAAGGAATTGCTGGAGCAGAAGCGACAACTTACATGAATGCGATGTTCAATGAGCTTGGGAAAAGTGGGACTAAAACAGATAAAATACTTAAAAAATTAACAGATAAAGGATTTGCTGATTTACAAAAAGAAGGGAAAACAACAGCAGATGTTTTATTATTGTTAAATGATTATGCTAAGAAAAATAGTTTATCTTTAGCCGATTTATTTGGATCAGCAGAAGGAGCAAAAGCAGCTAATGTATTACTAGGTGATGCAGTTAATGAAACTACAGGAGAAATAATTGAAGGTACAAAGAGTGCTGATTCATTTAATCAAATGTTAGGAGATATGAAAAATTCTACTGGACTTTGCGATAAAGCATTTGAGCAACTGGATAATACTACAAAGACTAAACTTGAAGATGCCCTCAATTCAGCAAAGAATATGCTATCTGATTTGGGAGAAGTTATGATGCCTGTAGTTGCGAAAGTGGCTGAAATGGCAACTGCCTTTATGAAAAGTGTTAGCGAAATGGCAAAAAGTAATCCTAATTTTGCTAGAATTGTTGTAAGCATTGGAGCTGTAGTTGCAGCAATAGGACCTTTATTAGTGGTCCTTGGGACAATGGCAATCACAATACCAAGGGGAATAGATGCAATCAAAAATTTAGGTGGAACATTTACATTTTTATCAAGAACGCTTGCGGTAGTAAGAGGAGTAACAATACCTACATCAGCTGGTATGGCTACCTTAGCTAAAGCTATAGCATTTTTGAGCACACCTGTAGGAGTCTTGACACTAGCACTTGGAGCATTAGCTGTAGTAATTGGAACTAACCTAGTAAAAGAAATGAGTAAGCCAGCCATAGAAATAGATAATTTCGGAAAAGATGTTGATAAAAGTACTAAGAAAATAGTGGGTTCATATCTTGAAATGAGTGAGAAAATAACTAAGTCAGCTATGAATATGAGATTAAGTGGGAATATAGTCACAAAAGATATGGTTGATGATATGGCTAAAAATTTAGATGAATTGGAACAACAAGTACTTCCAAAATTTGAAGAATTTAAGTCAAGAGCAATAGAAACTCTTAATGGATTATGGAATCAATCCAATGAGCTTAGTGCAAAGCGAGAAATAGAGATAACAGGAGAAGTAATTAAATCTCTAGATGAACAAAAGAAACAATTTAAAGAAAATTCTCAAAAAATAAAGGAAATAGCTCAAAAAGTAAGTGAAGAAAGAAGAGAAATCACTTTAAAAGAACATGAAGAGATTTTAAAACTACAAAAAGAAAATGATGAGCTATCTATTGATGCATTATCTAAAAATGCATCAGATGCTTTAATAATAAAAGAAAGAGTATATGCTAACAATAAAAAAATGACAGTTAAGCAGGGTGCAGAGCTAAGAGCAGAAGAAAATAAAAACTATAAAGCTCAAAAGGATGATATTGAAAAAGCGTATGATGGACAGTTACTTTTAGCAGCAATACAGCGAAAAAAAGGTACAAAAGAAGCAAATCAAATGGCAGATGATATTATAGCAGCAGCAAAAAATCAAAGAGAAGGTTCGTTGAAAGAATTAGAAGGTCAACATAAAGAAACTGTAACTGAAATAGAAAAAATGGTTGGAGATGGCATAAAAGCCTATAACGGCGATGGAACAGTCAAAAGTAAATGGAAATTATTTCAAGAAGGTACAAAAGAAGATATTAACAATGCTCAAAAAAACCTAGACCAGTGGTGTAAAGATATAGATTCTAAATTTTCAACTTGGTGGAACGATTTAGTTGAGGAACTTTCTACTTTTTTACCTAAGTTCGTTGAGGATTGGAATAAAGACATGGAAACTCTATCTAATAATCTAAGCACATGGTGGGAAAATATAAAACAAGCTTTTTCAGATGGCTGGAATAGCTTATGTGAAGGATGGAATACTGGTTGGCAGACACTAAAGGATAATGCATCTGAATGGTGGGAGAATATAAAACAAGGTATATCCGACTGGTGGGATAGTATATGTGAGGGTTGGACAACTGGATGGCAGAACTTAGGTGATAACTTCAACTCATGGTGGCAAGATTTAAAAGACAAATGGTTATCAAGTATGGAAGAACTAGGAATAGATACTTCATCAGTTTGGGGATTTATTACTTCTTCTATTGAAGAATCTTGGAATTTCATTAAAGATAAAGCAGAAGAGATATGGGATAATATAAAAGATTATATATCAGACAAATGGGACGAATTGAGAGACAAAGTGCCTATATTCGATACAATATCTGATAAAATTTCTAATACATGGGATTTTATAAGTGGGAAAACATCTATTTGGAATTCTATAACTTCATTTGTAAGTGGGAAATGGAATGAGCTTAAATCAAAATCACCTATTTTTAATACAATATCTGATATTATATCAAAAGCTTGGGATGTTATTAGAGGAAAAACAAGCATTTGGGATGTTATTAAAGGTCTTATACAAACGGCTTGGGTCAATATAAAGACTGAGATAGATAGAAAGATAACACTAATAAAATCTGCAATACAAACTGGATTTAATAAAATGAAAGATTTCATGACCAAGCCATTTTCAGATGCGAAATCAGCAATAGATAGAATTCTTGGAGGTATTTCCTCTGCTGCTAGTAGGGTAAAGAGCGCTGTAAGTGGTTTCTTTAAGAGTTCACCCATGATTCCTCAAAATAGTAATGATTTTATTCAAAAAGATATGTTGCCAACACCAAATATGTTTAGAGCATCAATGGCAGGTTTTGCATCAAGTAGAGGAAGCATATTAGACTCTATTGGCAAACTCTCTAATACTATGACAAAAGGAATAGGTGGATCATTAGGGTTAGTTTCACAATTTGGTAAAGCAGGTGAAAACTCAGCAAAAGCATATTTAGATGGCTTATCAAATATAGAAGAAGGATTGTCCAATACACTTAGAACAGTTCAAGCAATAATAGGTAATGGAAATATAAAGGAAGCCCAAGAAATAAAAGAGTTTAACAAGGAAGTCAAGAAACTACAGGAAGAAAAGGCTGAGGAAATAGCTGAACTAGATAAAGAGTATAAAAAAGACCAAAAGGAAAGAAATGATAAGGAAAATGAAGAAATAAAAGAAGCAGAAGCAAAGAAATATAAGAATAAAAAAGAAAAATTAGCAGCACTAAAGAAGATTAAAGATAAGTATAATAAAGAATCTGTAAAAGACCAAGAAGAATACAGAGAAAAATTGGAAAAAATCAACAAAAAGTATGATAAAAAAGAAAAAGAAGATACTGAAAAGCATCAAGAAGAATTACAAAAACTTAGAGAAGAAAAAATAAAAGCTGAAAGAGATTTCAACAAGAAATATAATGACATTAAAGAAGATTATACGGAAAAAGTAGCAAGCTTAGATAAAAAATACATTGAAGACCAAAAGAAATTAAATGAAGAATATCAAAAAATATATGACTCAAGAGTAAAGTCTTTAATGGATTATACAGATTTATTTTCTTCTGTAACATTTGAGGAAATAGACAATGATGAGTTGATGGAGAACTTAGAAGAGCAAGTTGATGTGCTTAGAAAATGGGATACAGATATGGCTGATTTATCAAATAAAGTAGGAAAAGACTTATATGATGAACTATTAGCTAAAGGACCACAAGCTCATAATGAAATAGAAGCCATTAACAAGATGTCAAAAGAGCAACTAGAAGAATACGAAAGATTATACAAAGAAAAGAAGAAAATAGCTGAAAGAAGAGCCAAAGAAGATACAGAAGATGAAAAATATAGAATAGAAAAAGAAATTGAAGAATTGAAAAAAACTTATGATGCAGAATATAGAAAACTAGGTCAAGAAATGCAAAGAAGTATAGAGGAACAAATTGAAAGTTTTAAGGATAAATTTGGAGTAGTACCAGCTATGTTTATGGAAACAGGCAAAGATTCTATGCAAGGTATGATAGATGGTATTAAATCTATGCAAGGAGCATTGGGTAAGGTTTTAAGTGATATAGTTAATTCTATAAATAAACAACTTTCTAATATAGGATTTAAAGATGTAAATATACCTACAGGAGGAAGAAAAGAAGCAGCTAGGTTTAGAAATGAAATAGAAAATTTACAAAGTATAGCATATTCAGATACTCTGGCAAGAGGAATGGCATCAAATAATTTACTGAAGGATGCAACTGTTAATATAAATAATAATAGTAAAGTTGATAGTGAAAAAAGTATTGATAAGAAAGTTGAGTTGACTTTACATATAGAAAAGTTTATAAATAATACTAAACAAGATATAGAGCAAATAGGTTCTGAAATAGCATTTATTACAAATAGAAAATTAAAGTTTTAATGTGACAAATACTTTTTCAATATCCAGATTGTGGTATAATAATTTTAGCAAGAAGATGTAATCTATAATCTAAGAGTGGAGTTCATACAAACAAAGGATTATCCTCCCAACATTAAGAAGGGAGGTGATTATGTATGGATAATTTTTTACAAGGTGTACTAGCTAGTATTTTAGCTAGCTATATAGTTTACTTAATAAGTAAGTTATTTAGGAAATGTAAAAAACCACTCAAAGCTGGCACTAAGAGTGGTTGGGAGTTTGATTTAAAAATCAAATTCCATAAATTCAAATAACATCATTTATGATGAACTCCACTCTACTGACAATAGATTGTAGTTCTTCTTGCTTTTATTATATCACATCTTGATAAAAATATGCAAAGTAAATAGAAGTACTTACTGTTTAAGTAAGTACTTTTTTTTATTCAAAATAGGAGAGGGTTAAAATAAAATTAATAGATATTATAACAGAGTATCAAGATGGAAATAGTTACTTAATATTAAACTTATTAGATAAGTTCAAATTTCTAATTAAAAAAATATCAAATAAGTTAGATTATGAATGTGCTGAAACAGACTTAGTTATATACTTAATTGAATTGATTAAATCAATTGATATAAGCAAATTACTTAATAAATCTGATGGAGCACTTATTAAATACATAAATACATCCTTGAATAGAAAATCTATATCCCTTTACAACAGAAATAAAAAATTTAACATTGAAATAATTAAGTATAACGATGATATAAAATCAATAACTCCATGTTTAGATACAAATGAATTAGAGTTGTATTCATCACTTAATTGTCTAAGCGATATTCAAAAGAAAATAATAATAGATAAATATATTAATAATTTAACTGACACAGAAATAGCTTGTGATTTAGGTATTTCAAGGCAATCTGTATATTCTAATAAAGTTAAATCTTTAAGTAAATTAAAAAAATATTATTTATAGTTTACATTTTTTATAAAAATATAGTCTTTATTATATGAAATATAAATTATAAGGCCTTTAATTTATAGAAAAATACATTAGGTAATAAAAAAATACAGTCGTGTATTAATAATATGCATGATATACAATTTGGAGGTATTATTATGGCTACTACAGCAGAAAAAAATGCATTTAAAGCTCAAATAGCAGCAGATGAAGCGAATCGTTCAGTAACAATAGGTACATTCAACATAAATAAATACGTTAAGCAAAAACCAGCACCAATACAAGAAGCTATGCACACAGCTATGAGAGCAGGAGTAGGGATAATTGGAGTACAAGAATATTGTGAATTTTGGGATTTACCAGAAAGTACAAGCAAAATAGCAGGAGTGTATGACCATGTAGGAAAACAAAGGATACTGAATTTATCTTGGGGAAGTGGATGGCAAGGGAACGCTGTAGTATCTACGTTTGGCTTATCTACAAAGACAGGTGGAGTATACTCAGAATTAGGTAATGGAGAACAACCAAGAGGATATGTAAAAGTAATATTTAATACATCATATAAAAATGTATCACTTTATAACACTCATTTTTCACAAAATGGAAACACTTATGTAAAAAAACATGCACAGGAGTTAGCTGATGTAATCAAAGGTGATAAAAACTACTACAAAGTTATAACAGGTGATTTTAACTCTTACTCAGAAAGTGACTTAAAACCTTTATTAGATTTAGGATTTAGACCAGTGTTCCCACTTACATCAGGGCAAATAGACAACATATTAGCACCAACATATATGACAATTTTAGATAAAGGAACAGTAGCAGTTCCAGAAACAGTTACAGACCACAAATTACACTACGCAACTTTAAGATTTGATTAATATATAAATTAAATTAATGATTATAAAAAGGGGATGTCTCAAAATAAAAATTTGAAACAGCTCTTTTTTTATGTATAGGAGGTGATAACTTGGCTTTACAATACTGTGTCAGTGAAAATGAACTAGTTTCTTTTCAATATGGCAAGATAAATAGTAGAGATTTTGGTATTGTAATTACAGACATTAATGAACTTGCATCGCCAGAACGTAGATTTGAAAGAATAGAGATACCAGGAAGGAATGGCAGTCTTATTTTAGATGAAGGTTGTTATAGTAATTTTAGTCTTGAAATAGAATGCTATATAGATGTAGATAGTAAAGATATTAATATACTAGCATCTGAAATAAAGATGTGGTTACAAACAGACTTTTCATATAAAAATCTTATTATAAGTAGTGACCCAAACTATTATAGAGAAGCAGTTTGTATTAATAAGCTTGATTTGGAAGAAGTTATAAAAGATTTGGGATATTTTAAGATTACGTTTGAATGTAAACCACTTAAAAAACAGCTAATTAGAAATTTAATTACAATAAATGAATCAAATTCTAAGCTAATAAATACTGGAATGGCCTCATATCCTCTTATAAAAGTATTTGGAAATGGAGATATGACATTAAAAATAAATAATGAGATTATAGAATTTACAGAAGTTCAAGGGCATATATATATTGATTGTGAGCTTATGAATGCTTATAAAATAGATATTCATACAAATACTATAGTTAATGAAAATAGTAGAATGTTTGGAGATTTTCCGACATTTAAACATGGTGAAAATATAATAACATACTCTGGAGATGTAGAAAAAATAGAGATAGAACCTAGATGGGTGGTGTTATAGATTGCTTAGATTATACAAAGTAAATGAAACAAATTTTAAAAATAATGGTTTGGGAATTCTAAGAGATGCAGTTGAAGCAAAAGTTACAGAAGAATTAAATGGGCTATTTGAGTTAGAGTTTACATATTATGTGGGCTCTTTTTTATTTGATGAAATTGATTATAATAAAATAGTTATGGCTGATGCTTCACCAAGGCTTAAAAATCAATTATTTAGGATTTACTATATTTCTAAAGAACTTGATGGAAAAATATTAGTTAAAGCAGAACATATTAGTTATGACTTATTAAATAATTTTATAGAAAACTTAGAACTTAAAAACGTTACTTGTGAAGGCGCTCTTAATCAAATATTTAGGTCATGCACTGAGGAAAATAGATTTGTAGGATATTCAGATATAACAGGAAATAAAGATTTTTCAATATATTGTGTAAGTCCACATAATGCTATATCTGACATTAAAGAGTTGTTTAACAATAAGTCTAAACTAAAAAGAGATAATTTTAATATAAGTCTATTAAATAATATTGGAGAAAGCAACAATGTATTACTAGCATATAGAAAGAATATAACTGGTCTTACAGCAACTTATGATACACAGGGAGTTATAACTAAGATATATCCACATGCAACTAAAAAAAGTGGTAAAAATAAAAAAATTACACTATCAGAAAAATATATAGAAAGCAAATATATAAATAATTATCCAACTCAAAGAATTGTTGCAATTGATTTTACAGATGATGATGTAAAGGATGAAGAGAGCTTAAGGAATAAATGTAAAGACTATTTTACTAAAAATAATGTTGATTTGCCTAAAGTTACCTACAAAGTTGAATTTATAGATTTATCAACTACAGAAGATTATAAAAGCTATAAGATACTTGAGACTGTCAATATGGATGATGAAATAATAGTTAGAGATTATAACTTAGGTATAAATGCTACTGCAAGGGTAGTAAAAACTGAATATAATCCAGTATTAAAGAAATACAATTCAGTTGAAATTGGTGACTTAGTAAACCATTTTAAAGATGAAAGAATAGATGATTTAGAAGAAAAAATAGATAAGGTTCAAAATAATGTAGATAATATTGTAATTGAAAGTGATAATTTTCCAGATACACTTCCAGAGCCTTCAAATGTCACAGCATTAGGGTTATGGAGTATGATTCAGTTAGATTGGACTTTTGATAATAAACTATATTATAACTATGAAGTATATGCATCTCAAATAAAAGGATTTGAGCCAGATACAGTAGGCTATACAAATAGGATATATGTAGGTCAAGCAAGTTCATTACTTCATGAAGTTAAGCCTATGCAAACATGGTATTATCGTATTCGTGCTGGTAATACACATGATAATTACAATGAGTTTTCCAATGAAGTTAGTGCAACAACTAGAAAGTTAAGTGATGCTGCTGAATACTTTGAAGAGGCAGCTATAGGTCATGCAGTAATAAGGGATTTAGATGCTGATAAGATAAATGTAGGAAAAGTAAAAGGACAGTATATTGAAGCAAAGAATTTATCTGTAGTTGATGGAAACAGCCAAACAACTCTAAATATAGATAGTTTTGGAAATGTACATATAGGAGCAACTACATTTACATTAAAAGGTAAGTCATTGGAATCTATTATTGGTGGAGAAATAGATAATATAACTCAACTTGAGATATTTAATAAATTAACTAATAATGGTCTTGCAAAGGGACTATATATGGTTGGGAATGAGTTATATCTAAATGCTAGTTATATAAAAACGGGTACTTTAGAGGGGCAATTTATAAATGGTAGAAATTTAACTGTAAGAGATAATGATGGATATATAACTTTACAAGTAGATAGTAATGGAAAAGTTAATATAAGAGCTAATGAATTGTCCATAGGTGATAAAAATAACTATGAAAGTGTTTTAACTAGTGACCAACAAGCAGTATTTGATGCATTAACAGGGAGTCGAAATTGTGGAATATATTTAAGTGGAAGTAGATTATATATAAATGCTGATTATATAGATACAGGTACTATTTTATGTGACAGAATAGGGGCTAGTTCATCAAACCCAAGAATATTGCTTTTTTCAGGTAATGGAGCTGAATGTGCAATAGATGCTACTGCATTAAATGGGGTTGGTATAGGCAAATCAATTAGATTTCAGTATGACAGAAGTCACTATGTAGCTGTAGATGGTTCTTCGATAAATTTTTATATAGGTAGTACAACTATTTATAATAACTTTTCCCGCTCAAGTGTTTATTTTTATCAGGATGAAATTAGGTGGGATAATGCAGTCTTTGATATGTCTGGGGCTTTAAGGTTGTATACTAAGAGTGAAGAAACAGGTTTTGTAGCATGGGATGATGGAACTGCTGCCATTTATTGTGATGGAAGAGAAAAACATGCTTTTTATAGTGATGGTACTAAAAAGGGCGGTTCTATTGAAATTGATGGAACTATTTTTGGTATGTCACCAGTTGATAGTCCTCAAACCTTAATAGAAGATGTTTTATTTGATGTAGAAGTAGAAGAAACAGGGACTATAGTTAAATTAGACAGTACATATGCTAAGACTATTTCAAGATATGCAGTATTTCCGTCTAATGGAAAAGTTGAAGTTGTAGAAAAGCAGAACGGATATTTTAAAGTATCTGGATATACTGGGAAAGTAGATTTTAGTGTAAAGGGAAGTAGAATTGATAAAGAACATGAACATTTTACAATAATGGGAGGAGAAGAACAACATGGCAATTTCTAAGGATATAACAAATGCAATGGGTCAAACTGCTAACTATTGGAGGATAACAACAATAAATAGTAGTTATGGTGCAAAAAAATGTAACGTATTTATTGCTGGATACAAAGATGAGCAAAGAAGATTAGATAATAAACAACCAATAATCGTTAAAAATTATATGATGAAGGAAGATGATTTTGCCTTATATTTAGATACAGATACACTAGATATAAGTGGAGTAAATCAAGTTCAAGCTTGTTACAATTGGCTAAAAGAAAGTATTGAGGAGTTTAAGGAAGGAATAGATGCCTAGAGAGGATGTGATAAATCTTGAGAGATAGAGTTTATATTGTAGATATCAATACAAAGATGTATCAAATAGCAAGATATAAGCAAAACGATAATAATGTATCTTATAACATGAGAATAGTACAAGATTCTATAGATGTTGATTTAACTGGATACACAGCATTAGCCTTTTTTAATTTACCAAGTGGAAGGATTACTCAAAAAAATTGTTCTATAGAAGGTTCAACTGTTTACACTGAATTAAGTCATATAGAGCTTTCAGAAGAAGGAGATGTTACTTCTGAGATAACTTTATACAAAGATGATAAAGTAGTTACTACATTTTCTACAATAATAAAAGTTGAAAAAAGTATAAATAGAAATGCAATAGAGAATGAGCCTAGCTGGGATATAATAAAAGACATACTAAATGTATTAAGTTATGAAGAAGAAAGACAAGAAAATGAAAATGTAAGAAAATCTAATGAAGAAATTAGAATAAGCTCTGAAAATGTGAGAATTGGGAATGAGAATGTAAGGATTGAAAGCGAAAATCAGAGAAAATATAGTGAAGTTGAAAGATGTGAGAATGAGGAAGTAAGAAAAACACAAGAACTTACTAGAGAAGCTAATGAAGAAACAAGAAAGACAAGTGAAACAACAAGAGAAGCTAATGAAGAAATAAGAAAGACAAATGAAATAACAAGAGAATCAAATGAAGAAATAAGAAAAATAAATGAAATAGCTAGAGAGTCAAATGAAGAAACTAGAAATACTAATGAGGAAACTAGAGAAGACAATGAGATTGTTAGAGAGTCAAATGAGGGAATAAGAAAAACTAGCGAAGAAACTAGAGAATCAAATGAAAATGCTAGAAAATCAAGTGAGGAAATAAGAAATAAAAGTGAAGAAACTAGAGTTACTAGTGAAGTAGCTAGACAAGAATCAGAAACTAAAAGAGAAGAAAATGAAGACCTTAGAAAAAGCAATGAAGAAACTAGAGAAGAAAATGAGGAAGTAAGAAAAAGTAATGAAAATACTAGAAAATCAAGTGAAGAAGTAAGAAATACTAGTGAAGAAACTAGAAACACTACTGAGGAAGCTAGAAAAGTAAGTGAAGAAATAAGAGAAAGCAGTGAAATAACTAGAGATACCAATGAAGAAACAAGAAAAGCTAGTGAAGTAACAAGGGAAACTAATGAAGAAACAAGAAAAGCAAATGAAATAATAAGACAAAGCTCAGAGACTAAAAGAGAAGAGAATGAAGAACTTAGAAAAAATAATGAGGAAACTAGAGAACTAAATGAGTCAACTAGACAGACATCTATAACTAATATGCAGAAGAAAGTAGATGATAAAGTAGTTGAGGTTGATAACAAAATAGTTGAAGTAAATACTGCTAAGACAGATATGACAACCACTGTTAGCAATAAAATAACTGAGTTTGAAAAAAGATTCAATGAATTAGAAAATTTAGATACAGCAGGAGAAATATTACAATCAAAAGAAACAACAGATGGTCAGATAAAAGATACTTTAAAAGAGAGATTAACTTATGATTTTAATAAACTAGATTTAAAGATAGAGCAACTTATTGCTGGTGGAATAAATGTAGCGTTTAATAAATCATATGATACATCTGAATGGATTAAAGTTGAAGGAGGATTTGAACTTTCAGTAGAGCATAATCTTGTTACTCAAAAAATACTAGTATCTTCTATAGATAAACTTAATAATAAAAGTTTAATTACATCTTATAAAGTTATAGATGACAATAATATAATACTATTTAATGAAGTTGCTATAGACATTGAAGTTACTGTAGTTAATGGTGGTTCGACTATTGAACTTATAAAATTTACTATTAATGATGATATAGAATCTCTTGAAAGTACTTATTCTAGTATAGAGATAAAAAGATTATTACAAGAGGGATTAGATAAAAAATCTAATTTAGAGCATGCCCATGACATATATGTTGAGAAAGTTGAAGGAAAAGAACTTTCTACAGAAGATTATACAACTGAAGAAAAAGAAAAACTTTCTGAATTAGATACTTTTAAAAATAAAGAAACAAAGTTTAATGCAAATGGATCTATAACAGAGACTTTAGATAATAGTGTTAAGTATATTACAAAATTTAATGCTAATGGTTCTATATCAAAAGAAAAGTATATAAATGATATATTAATAAATACAACAAGAACTAGTTTTAAAAGTGGAATGATAGAGGAATCTGTTACAGATGAAGGGGTGATTTAGTGAGTTGGGCAGAGGTTTATAAAGTAAACAGTGATATTCAAGGAGAACCTTTAAATTTTTTGAATTATTTACAAGATTTAAAGTTAAATGGTTCTGAAAGCTATATTTTGTATGAGGGTAATCATAGAATTTGGGAAGATCTATATTTAAAGAGCTTATATTTATTTTCTGATAGAGGAATTAGAGAAGTTGTGTATACAGCTTTTTCAGAAACAGACATTGATAATCTGTTTGATAAAAGTACTAAGCTAGGAGAACAATTAAATGCCTTTTATAGAACAGATATATTTAGTCTAGGAAATGCTGATAATGTAGTAAAAGTAATGACTATAGAAAATTATAATTCGTTAGAAGAAAAATTTAAAGCAGGATATGACAGATATGTTACAAGAGAACAAGAAAAGTCAACTATAGGTACATGGTTTAATTCTACATTTGGTTTAAATAATACTGATTTAGAAAGTTTTACAACTATAGAAGAAATATTAGCAAATACGGAAGCTACTAATGCGATACTTAATAATAGTAATGCGATAGTAGCTTTAACTATGTGTAAATCGAGTATGGATGCTGTTGTGTCAAGTAGTAATGCTATGGATTTGTTAGGACAATATATTTTAAGAGTTACAACAGAGCCACAAGTTATAAGAGCAATTTTAAAAAATAATGTAATTAGAGAAGCTATAATCAATAGTACTGAAGCAATGACTCATATAGCAACAAATCATGAATCAGTTAGGATGATATTTGAGAATTTAGAAGCTACACAGCTACTATTAGTTAATCAAGATACAGTAGATTTAGTTTTAGCAAATACAAATGTTATTAGACTTGTACTTACAAAGATTTTAGAAACTCATAATAGTATATTTAAGTTAGATATAAACACTTTAATAACAAATATGACTAGCATGGTTAATTCAACTAACATAGAATACCAAGATAAAATTTTTCCTATAGTTGAAAATATGAATATTAATTTTATAAGCATAAAAGATTTATTATTAAATAATAACTTAGACAAAAATAATATAATTGCTATATTTCAGTGCATAGAAAATAATTTAAGTGTTATAACAGCTTTATCAAGTGATGAAGTAGCTTTCAATTCTGTCAAAGAAATTGATTTGGCTATATCAAAAACCGTAGCGAAGCTAGCGGGGATAGACAACATAAATATCAACACTTCGGATGCGTTAGCTAGAAGTGATAAATACATGAATGCTGTGGCAAGCTCACAAATAGCAATGAATGCTGTGGCAAGCTCACAAATAGCAATGAATGCTGTGGCAAGCTCACAAATAGCAATGAATGCTGTGGCAAGCTCACAAATAGCAATGAATGCTGTGGCAAGCTCACAAATAGCAGTAAACACAATAATAAATAATAAAGGGTTCTTGAACATAGTAATTTCTAGCTCGACAGCCATGTCTGCCATCGCAAGTAGCTCGACAGCCATGTCTGCCATCGCAAGTAGCTCGACAGCCATGTCTGCCATCGCAAGTAGCTCGACAGCCATGTTGGCTATTTCTAAAAGCAATATTAGTTTACAAGCTTTCAATAAATCTATTTGGGATAATAGACTTGATTCTAAGATGGAAACCACATTATTAAATTCTAGTAGTTTCACACGAACATTTAATTATCAATCAGATTCTTGGATAAAATCTAATACTGGAACAAGCACAGGTGCTTATTCTAATGGAGATATTATTACAAAGCCAAATAAAGTATTTATATTAAAATATACTACTAATAGTGATAATGGAATAATGACTATTAATGCAGATGGATTTACTCAAACTGGTACAGATGGTAATGGTTCTGGTTCACCAGGAACATTCCCAGGAATTGTGAGTCATTATGATGCTGAGTTAACTTGTTATTGTAGAGTATATTTTGGAAAAGTAAATGTTAATCTTGCTAGTGATTATTATTATGGGGATATATTTACAGCAAAATAAATTTAATATAAGAAAGAAGGTGACAAATTGTTAAATGAAGATGTAGTAAAAAATATTAATAAATTAAATAATGAGCAAGACAATATTAACCTAGAACTTAGTAAGAAAGCGAGCAAAGAAGATTTAGATAAACTAATTCAAGGTGGTACTAATGTAGCTATATCTAAAGATATATCGACAGATGATTGGACAATAGAAGAAGGTACATATACAACTACTGTTGAACACAACCTTGTAACTAGAAAGGTACTTGTAAGTTTAATAGATAAAACTACTAATAACAATGTATTTTGCTCATATCAAATCTTAGATGATAATAGGATAAAAGCTTTTAATGAATCCAACAACGAACTTGAATGTATAGTTGTAAATGGAAACTCAGCTATAAATATGGTTTCAGCAACTATTGATGATAATAGAAGTGCTGAAACAACCACTTATTCTTCTATAAAGGTAGAAGCGTTATTAAAAGTTCTAGAAAATAAAATTGATGATATAGAAAATCTCAAGGAAGTTGACAATATAGAATGTATTACTAAGACAGGTGAATATACAATAGAAAATAGTAAGAAAGGTTATATAACTAATTTTAATATAGAAGGAAAGACATTAGTTAATTTGGCATCTACAAATATGTTTATTGTAGAAGGAAACAGTACTAAAGAGGGAGTTTTTATAAAGTTGAATAATAGTGCTGCATATGTAAAATTGCTAAATAGATTAAATACAGGAGTATACACTTTGATTGTAAATGTAACAGATATAAATGTATCTTATACTATACATACAATTCTTAGTGGAGGCGGTAATAAAGAAGTATTTACTAAAAATGGAAACCAAGTTTTAAAATTAAATATGGATAATAATATAGATAAATTAAGAGTATATACAGCAGATTCAAGTAATGCATTAAATATACAAATGTTGTTATTAGAAGGTGATTATACAAATAAAGATGTTCCTTACTTTGATGGGTTACAAAGTGTTGGTCAAGGAGGTAATATAGAGATTTTATCTTATAAAAGTGATGGAAACTTGTTTTATGGAGAGTTCAGAAATGGTAGTTATGTAGAGGATGGAAGTTTTTATGCTGATAATAATGCAACTTCTAATAAGAGTTTTATAAGAGTGGATGAAAAGAAAAAGTATTCTATTAGTTATAATTTGGATATAACAGGAAAAATATTTGAGTATGATAAAAACAAAAAATATATAAAAAGTACATCTATTACAAATGAAGATTCTTTTACTACTAGTGAAAGTACTAAATATATAAACTTTTTTGTTGATACTAATTCAGTTGGATATTCTCCAGATATAAAATTTATGTTTAATGTTGGAGAACTTAAAGAATATAGACCTTATAAATATGATAAAAAGATAATTCCATACACATTAAGAAGCTTACCAAATGGAGTCAGAGATGAAATAGTTTATAAAAATAATGGTTATAAATTAATACAACGATGCGAAGAAATAACTTTAAATGGAAATGAAACTTGGGGAATCCACACAAGTATAGAAAAAACAAATACAATGGTATTTGTAATTTCTATAGGAATAATAAATCATAATGGAGACATATGTATATTAAGTTCAGATAAATTTAAGCCTGTGTCAGCAAATATTCTTGCAAATTGCGATTATGAATGTATCGCAAATGGTGGAAATACAGGATATGAAACAATGATAAGAATAGCTAAGACAAAAGCTGATAGTTTAGAAACATTTAAAACTTGGTTAAAAAGTAATAATATTACAGTTGTATATCCATTACAAAGGCCACAAGAGATTAAATTTGTGGATTTAAGTATGCAAACTTTTGAAGGTAAAACAAAATTTCTGCTAGCTACAGGAAATATACTACCAAAGGTAGGTTTTGAAGTGACTCAAAATTTTGTTAATAATATAGAAATTCTAAAAAGTAAAATTAACACCTTAGAGAATATATATACTTATAGTAAAACTATAGATTTATCTGATAAGTTGCTAAATGGATGGAAAAAAGCATATGACATACACCAAGGATTAATATTAAGTAAGATAGGTAAGGTTGTTCAAATTTCTTCTGTAATTAAAGATGGTTTATTTACAGCAGGTACAATAATTGTTTATTTACCCAAAGAGTTTACACCAAGTAAGATTGCACCAATACAAATATTTGATAATGGTGAGAGTTTAGGTTCTTTGGAAATAAGACCAGAAGGATATATAAAAATAGCAATAGTTAATAAAAATAGTACTAGAATAATTTTTAATGGAAGCTATATATTAGATTAAAAGAGAGATTTGAATAATCTCTTTTTTAATGTAATAAGAAAGGAGAAGATAATTTGTTAAATGAAGAAGCTAGACGAAAGATATTAAATTTACCAGTTGATACGAATAAAAGATTTGAAGATATGGAGAATTTAAAAGAAGTACCTAATATTCCTTATGTGACAGATAATGGAGAATGTACTATAGAAAATAGTAAAAAAGGTTATTTGACTAATTTTAATATACAAGGTAAGACACTAGTTAATTTAGCTAATCCTAATAATATTTATACTACAGATGGAGTTAGATATAATACTCCTTTTAAATATATAGAAAGTAACAAAACTTATACTTTTGTGAATTTTTGTGACAAACAGATAAAATATACTTATGGAGGGATAGGTGATATAACCGTTCCAGCTAATAGTAAAGTGTTATATACTATTCCAAATAACGATATTACTATATCAGAAATTATATGCTATGGTCATATCCAAGATGGATGGGTCGAAACAGATGCAGATAAACAAAAAATATCAAAAGCCATTTTAGTATTAAAAGAAGATTATACAGGCGAAGATATTAATTACTTTGAAGGGGTGCAAAGTGTAGGGCAAGGAAATAATATAGAACTATTTTCATGTAAAGAAGATACTAATATAATTCCTAATGATATAACATGGAAAAATGGATATTATTTAAGTAGAAATGATAATTTAGAATATGAATCTGCAAATTATTCTTATACTTTAGATTATATACCAGTTAAAGCTGATACTAACTATACTTTAGTTTATGCAAATTGGAATGTTTTATTTTATGATAAAGAAAAAAATAGAATAAATTTTGCTGAACAAAAGCCATTTATAAATATTAATTGTTTGGATAAAACATCAGAAGGAGTATTTTTCATTAAAACACCTTCTAATGTATGTTATCTAAGATTATCAGTTCCAACTAAATATAAAGATAGATTAACAATTAGTAAAGGGATTAAATTTGATGAAAAACTAATTCCATATACATTAAGAAAATTACCAAATGGTGTCAAAGATGAAATAATTTACAAGAATAATAAATATTACTTAATAAAAAGATGTGAAGAACATACTTATACTAATATTAAAAATCTTGATTTATCATATACATATGATAATACATTATGCTTTATGGGAACATTAATTCCTCAAGCTATTATAGATAGTCTAAATACACCCTATGTTTTATGTAATAACTTAAGTGGAAAAAGTAGAAATGATTTTAACAATAATGATACAGAGGGATGTTCAACTACTGGTGGTGGTGATATAGCATTTAGAATATTAAAAAGTAAACTTTCTACACAAGATAAAAATGGATTTAATGAGTGGATAAAAAATAATCCAATAACTATTATCTACCAACTTGCAGAGCCAGAAGAAATTGAACTTACAACATTAAACTTAGAGCAATATGATAATCAAACTAAATTTATTTGTAACTCAGGTATTGTGATACCAGACACTAGTTTTGAAAGTACACAGAATTTAGGTAGTCATATAGGGGTTATTAGAGATAATATAAAAGATATTATAAACTTGCAGTCTAATAATAAGGCTATAGATTTATCAAATAAGCTCATTAATGGATGGTCAAGAACTGTAGAAGATAACTATGGCGCTATATTTTATAAGAATAATAAGCAAGTAAATTTTAATCTAAGATTAAATAGTGGGGTGCTTACTGATCGCACTGCTCTACTAAAGCTACCAAATGGTTTTATACCTAAAACATTTTTTTGCTATAATTTAACATACACAATTACAGGAGCTAATATACCTGGATTTATATTTATAGACCCTGCTGGTTATATAGAAATATTTGGGGCATCAGCAAATGCACCTTTTATGGATATGTTATGTAGTGGAACATATCATTTAGAATAAACTTAGAAAGGAGAAAATATGTTAATTTTAGAAAAGAAGAAAGAAATTTTAATAGAATATGGTTTTGAAAATGATTTAAATAATATAGATAATTACTTTATTACAGAGAATAAGCAATTATTTACTCCAGTAATAGATAATGGAGAAGTAATTAAGACAGGAGAACAAGTTTACAATGAATGGATAGAACTACAAAATAATCCATCTAGACCTCTACCAAGCATAGAGGAAACAAATGCAGATAAAATTACAACTTTAATAGAAAATCAAAAACAGCAGGATACTTTAGTAGTAGATAATGCTTATAGAATTGCTATGTTAGAACTTAACACAAATAATGTGTTATAAAATTATAAAAAATGGAGGGAACAACATGTATAATATTTTAAAAAGAATGATTGAACAAAAAAATTATGAAACTAAAGATGAGTTGCAAACTAAATTGGATGTATTTTATGCATTAAATAGAATAAAAGAAAATGAATACACAGAGTTAACAAACATGATAAACAAAGAAGAAGTACCAAAAGAACCTATTATCTAAAACATAAAGGTTCTTTTTTTATATCAATTTAAGTAGGAGGTCATCATGGAGCAGTTATTAACAGAACTAAGTAGTTTAGGAGCAATAGGCATATTATGTGCTTTATTATTTAAAAATACTATGCAAGAGAAAAAAGAAGATAGGGACATGTATAAAAAAACAGTAGAAAATTTCATTGAACTATCAACACAGCAACAAGAAATCAATAAAAATATACTTGTTGAAATGGGAGCAATGAAAACTGATGTAGAAGAAATAAAAGAAGATGTAACAGATATAAAAGTCATGCTACAGAAAGAAGGTGATAGATGATGAAAGTAGCAATAGTACCAGGGCATACACTAACAGGAAAAGGAACAGGAGCAGTTGGTTATGTAGATGAAGGAAAAGAAAATAGAGTCCTAACAGACCTAATAGTTAAATGGTTAAAACAAGGTGGAGCAACTGTCTATACTGGTAAAGTAGATAAATTAACTAACTATCTATCTGAACAATGTCAAATAGCCAATAAACAAGATGTAGACATAGCAGTACAAATACATTTTAATGCAAATAATACAACTCTAAATCCTATGGGTACAGAAACTCTATATAAAACTGCAAAAGGTAAAGTCTATGCTGAAAGAGTTAATGAAAAGTTAGCTACAGTATTTAAAAATAGAGGTGCTAAATCAGATGTGAGAGGCCTTTATTGGCTTAATCAGACTAAAGCACCAGCAATACTAATTGAAGTCTGTTTTGTAGATAGCAAGGCTGATACAGATTATTATATTAAATGTAAAAATACAGTAGCGAGATTAATTGCAGAAGGCATTCTGAATAAGATAATAGATAACAAAGATAATAGTGAGGATAAAATCATGTATAAACATACAGTAGTTTATGATGGTGAAGTTGATAAAATACCTGCGACTGTAATTGGTTGGGCATATAAAAAAGAAGAATGTTTGGTATGTGATATAAAAGATTACAAACCATACCAAACCGAAAATTTATATGTTGTAGGGGGAGGAGCATGTAATAGGATAAGCTCCATAACTAAAGAGAAATATACTATGATAAAAGGTAATGATAGATTGGATACACTTCATAAAGCCTTAAATTTTATAAACAAATAAACTGATGAGGAGGTAGTAACTAGAAATAGTTACTACCTCCTTTTTTTAATCATTTTCAGCTTTCTCAATAATTATTTTTCCATTTTCTAGTGTAACTATAACTTTTCTTTCATCTTGAGATATACCCAGTTCTTTAACCCAATTGATAGGTAAAGATAATCTAGTAGTAGTATAGCCATTTCCACTTTTATGAAAACTTATATTTAATTCTCTTTGCTCCATTTAATTCCCATCCTTTTTAAATTCTTTTGTAAAGAAAACTAATAGTGAGATGCTTATTAATAATCCAATAATATTCCATATATCAAAACTTTTTATTAAGAGTATTACATCGAACACTACAGTTATTAAGGCAACAACAATACATATTTTGTAAAATTTTCTACCCAT